CAACATAAAGCCATGTATCAGTTTGATCTGCCGTAGGTACTGTAATCTGTAAACCATCAGCTACACCACCATTATTATCAACCCAAGTACTGCCATTATGAATATCAAAACCTATTTTATCATAATAATTGGCTATCCAACAACCAGACTCTTCACAATAAATTTGATTATAAGCAGCATCTGCTACCCATGAGTCAAATTTAATCCAAAAACAATAACTCATAGCGTTATTACTAGCGGATGGCTTCCACGCCCAAGTCATATTATCATCAGTGCCGTCAAAACTATATTGTTTAGGCCATATCATATTACTTCCTTGGCCAAGCTGACTGCACCCTGAGACAGTGAGACCTGCCCTATTCCCGTAGCCAGTCATATCATACCACGTACTAGCACCAAAAGTCCTATACTGATTAGCGTCACAAAAAACTTTGAGGTTTGATGGCGCAGCAATTTGAGGTAGGGCAGAAATACGGGTTTTCGTAACTAAATAATTATCAATTCTTTCTTTAGCGGTTAGCGCTTTGTCATACAAACGTAAAAAAGCAACCTCACCGCAAAAAGACTGACTACTTTGAGATAAAAATTGTAATGTGTCATTAGCGTCTATTTCTGGCGCTTCATAGCCCGTCTGAGTTTCTACTAAAACATTATCCTTGTACCAATACAATAAGCCCCCCGCACAAACCAATTGAAAATGATGCCATGAGCCAGCCTGAACTGTATCATCACTAGGTAAGTAGCCGCTGTCAGTAGTTCCACCACTTCCACTAGCATGATTAACCCTAAGATAAGGTCGGCCATAAGCATTCCCTCCATAACGAACAATTATCCCATCACTTTGATAGGTTTCATTGTTAAAAAGACAATAATTAGTGCCATCATCTTTAGCTGCCAAAAAGCAGGCGGCCCATTCTATCGTATAGTTATTAGCGCTCCCTATATTACCAAGATTTGAGATTGCATCTGTTGTAGTATATTGGACATATCTTCCGCTTTCATTTCCGAGGAAAATTCCTCTCTTTGCATTGATGCCGGGAGATCGTTGCGACACCCCTACACTCCCTGTACTATTAGTAGCATTACCCGCTAAATCAGTCGGCCATCGCGTAAGATAGGCAGTATCATAATATACATTTTGATCTAAATCCCACTTATAAGATAAATAAAATTCAACACTTTGCCTTTCTTTTTGAGTTAAAGCTCGATTATAAATAATAATTTCAGCTATATATATTTTGGAATAGGAGGCACCGGCAGTTTTCCCTATAATAGCATCCGAAGTTGTACTAAAATTAGATGTATAAATATTACTAGCATTTGTTCCTCCTCGAAAACCATCAAGAAGAGCGAATACAGATGCGGCCCCGGCTTCTCCGTTACTGTTTTTATTCCAAGCTCCTGTATGAAGATGATAGCCCGCTGTATCTTGATAATAATTTTGCGTCTCTGCTCCACTAGCGCTATTACCATACATCCGAAAATCCATACTGTTGCCGCCGCTATCTCCAACTCCCATATAATTTTGACTAGAAGTGCCAGAGGTGGCTCCGAAAAAAAAGCCCGCGCCAGTATTATTAAATGCTCTTTGTCTACAGACCATAAACATTACCATTCCATCGTTTGCCCCAAAAGTCCAACCGCTGGTGTTTACAGTCAAAAAGTCGTTAGTTCCATCAAACTCTACAATGCCTTTCCCTAAATAGCCGGTAGAATTATAATTTGGTTTATATGAAGTTGTTGACTGAGTCGCGCTATAGTTGCTACTACTTTTATCCGCCCAAGAACTAATAGCATTTGATGAATGAGTAATACTGCTTTCATCATCAGCATCTAGCCACAAAACGCAATCAGGAATAGAAGTAGGTCGTCGTATTTGATTATAGCCCGCACCATACCCTTGTGTTCCATCGAAACACATGGCTAAACCAGCAGTAGTAACGCTAGGGCTATAATTTTGAGACATTAGAAAGGTAACCCAGTTGGAGTCCAATCGGTTCCACTTAAAATGCTTATCATTTCAGGGTGATTGAACTCTTTTTTAGTTTCTCCACTAAACTCCACATCTAAAGCGTATTCATAACACGGAGGCCGTCCACTAATGGCTCCAGACACTGCAAATAATCCTGATGATAAAATTTCATCTGAATAAAGGGGATAATATCCTGTTCCTGAAACGATCTCTCCTGTTATCATCCCTCCAGAACCCGTTAAACTTTCCCATTCTAAAAACGCCCCGCTCCCAGTTGTTTGATAATCATATTGATAAGTATCGTAAGTGCCCGATTGTACACCGTGTAAAGGGTATTCTGTTGTAGAATCCCATGTAGTAGTTATATTGGGGCTACCACTATTTGAAAATTGTTGATTAAATCCACTATAAACTGTAATTTCTGGTTGATTATCTTCGGGGTAAGTGACCACTGGGTATTTTACGAATGATTTGGTGCCACTTTCAGCCGGAGGCGCAACATTATAGCGGCACGTCTCAGGCGAAGTTTCCATTATATTATTAAAATTGACTTTAGTGGCAAGGTCACCACTGGTCAAAAATATCCATCTTCTATTAGGGAATCTATTATTACTCATCTTTATATTTTATTAAATTTACACATTAAATCTACTTTTTTGCTTTCATCACACTCCAAACCTACTTCTTTCTTGATTAAAATTTTCTTTTACTTCTTGGGCGGTTAATTCTGTTGAATAGACGGTAAATTTAGCTATTCTGCCATTCATGGGTCCTCCATCACCAGACCCTATCTTAAGAACCTGCGTGGAGGTTGGTACGTCAGCCGCAGTTCCTGCGTCTCTGAACACCCCATCTAAATACATTTTAACGCCGCCACTGGTCGTGTCCCCTGTGCTCGTTCCTGTAAAATGATACCATCTGCCCGTTGTGATATTACCGCTAAGGGGAATAGTACAGTCCGCGGCCCAATTAGTCCCCCAGCCAAACCTTAAGTTGCCATAAATCATAGACAACATGGTTCCACCAGCAGTATTCCAGTTCTCATCTTTTTGGAAGATGCTATCGTAAGTAGAACTAGCCGGAATACTATCTAAATAAAACCAACAGCTCCACGTTCTTGCCAACATTAGTGGTGACGAATGAGGTACCTGCACATAATCATCTGTACCATCAAAATCTAAGAAACCATGATCTGCTGGAAATATATTAAAGCCCACTTTGCTGGTTCTTTGAGTAGTTGTAATACCTCCAATCAGATCTCCATCATCTCCACCCAGCCCTAAATCTTTCCAACCATCAGTGGTACCACGACTAGTAGCAGCTATGGCACCTGTTCCATTTAAAATAAGAGGAGTCATGCTATCTCGAGCTTCAAATTGAGGGCCAAAACACCATATTGTATCTCCTACCGTATTCCCAAAATAATTACTGATATACAGTCCAGTTTCATTAGCTGCTGTGGCACTACCATATTGAAAAAGTCTTATCCATTCATTTGCAGGCCAATTTGCAGATCCACTAATACTTTGCTTGCCGTCGTAGCCTCCCCACACTAAACTACCAAGACTGGTATTGCCAACTATACCTCGGATATAAGGACCTCCTAATCCTTGTTTACTTTGACGATACCAAACTGTAACTACATAACGAGTGCTAGCAGAAACGGCACATCGCCCCATGCCAAAATGCAGGCTCCCTACTGCTGTAATAACTCCTCTACATATATAAATATTAGCCTTTTCATATCCTTTGGGCTTAGAAACATCAGATACATTATTAGTTCGTGTAAAAGACCCACTGTTAGCCCAATCATAAGCTTGGCCTAAAGTAAGGTCATATACTGCTGATTGATTAGTAGTAGGCGCTCCTGCGAAACTTGCTAATACACCAGCATCCAAAGCAAGCAGTATCTTACCACTTGCTCCTCGTCCTCTGCCACTTAATTTTGGTCCGCCTGATGTTGACATAATTATTATTTTCCGAATCTATTTCTTTGTTGGTTAAAATTTTCTCTTACTTGTTGGGCCGTTAAGGCTATTCCGTATATCCTTATAGCTCCTATTTCCCCATCGAAAACCCCATACGGCCCACTTCCGAACTCTGCCTTTCCTATATCTAGATACATATCACTTCCATCGTAAAAAGAGTCACCAGTATCGCTAGGAAGTTGATTTGGGGTAAGAAGGACCCCATCAACATAACGCCTAACTCTATGTGTAGCCCCTTGATTTTCATCAACTACGTCTACCCAATGATGCCACCCAGCCGCTGTTAAGTACCCATCAGGCCAATAATAGCGCGTCCCGTAACCACTTCCGGTCATATACTGACCGCCGCCTATGGTTGTCCATTGCCACTTGTAATTATTTCCATGATCACCCATAAATAATAACGTCTTCGTTCCAGAGGTAACTCCTCTTACCCACGACTCAATGCTTTTTTGACGCGTATTGCCAACTCTACACCCTTTCCCGCCTTGTATGTAATCATCTGTCCCATCAAAATCCCAAACCGCATTACCAATAGGCCTAATCACTTCACCAACCCTATAATTTGTAACGTCTGTCATGTCTTTGGTATTAAAATTGCCGCCATTATTGCTGCCACTTCTATCTACTACAGGAGCATTTAAGTTGCGTCTTGTTGGAGGGGTAAAGTTGCCTGAACCCGACCACAAAGCAGTACCTTTTGTAATTCTTATTTCATCTAAATAACCGTCCCAAAGAACACTTGAACCGGAAGATCCAATAGAAATAACATCCGTAGAACCCATAGAGGTCCCCGAACTGTAATTATTACTTCCCTTATGAACTCCGTCCACCCAAACCCTAATCATGCCGAGCCTTCTTGTCACAGCCATATGGTGCCACGCTCCATCGCCATAATCACCATCGCTACCCCATATTATATTGTTCCCACCACTCCCGTTCCAATAAAGCCAAAAAGCATTTCCATCATTAAAATTCAAAGATATGTTTGAAGTAGCATAAGTTCCCATACTAATAGAATGCATTCTCTCTGTTTGGCCGCTATTCATATTAAACCAATAATCAATAGTCCAATCCCCCGTACCGAAATTACCAGCATCACTAGAAGCAACTTCTATCCGCTGGGAAGAGCTTCTTACAAATTTTAAAGCACTACCACCAAACTCAGAACTACCAGCATGAGACACTCCATTGGTATTAGTAAGAGCTAGCTTTTTGGGACTAGAATCCTCAAAAGTAGTTCCGGTGCCCACGTTCCCATGGATCATTAAATCAACAGAAGTGGGGCGCGCATTATATGTTCCCGTTCCACCATTACCCTCACGCACAAAAGGAGTGGCGTAGCTTTTTTGTTCTAATTGCGCATCAGCCAAATATACAACATCTCCCACTGTAGCAGAATTAGGAGGCTCTATTCCAACCTTTATGGTACCCGCACCCGTCACAGTCCCACTTATAGACACCCTTTGCCACAGACCAGTTAAAGTATAGTTTACGGTTGTGGCTGAGCCTGTTGCCGTACCCGCAAAATTAATCCTTATGTCTCCACTTTTTCCCACGCTGCCCCCCACTCCTTTTACCCAACAGGAAAAAGTAAGACCCCCTGTTGCAACACTATGTACTAAATTAGAATAAATATAAGGATCTGCATTAGTAGCCGTTATACTCCCAGCCGAACCTCCGTTTGGACCTTCAGAAGCATTATTAGCAATAGTTCCATTTGTTTGCGTCCAGTCGGACCCCGTCCAATTGTTAGGGTTTGAAAAAATATTAGAAGTAGGTTCGCCCGGATAACTCTTGGCATCGTGCGCGTCCATTTCCAAAACAAGGTTGGTTGCCCCGCCTCGTCCTATTCCTTGTATATTTGGTCCTGCTGATGTTCCCATTATATAAATCTGCTTTTTTGTGCGTTATAGTTTTGTAGAATTTCTGCACGACTCAACGTTCGACCATAAATCTGACAATTAGCTATATCCCCCGTAAAATGACGGCCTGCAGTATATCCTACCCCTAAATACAAATCTGCTATGTCGCCGTCCCAAAGATAAGTCGAAGAGGATGTTGAAGTGGTAATTAAAGCTCCGTTTGTGTAAGTCTTAAGATTTTGACCAGTACCGTTGGGCGTAACTGTCAATACAAGGTTGTACCACACATCATTAGATAGACTGCCAAAGCTAATACTAACGTAATTCCCAGCATCTGAACTCATATATACACGAACAACACTTCCCGCAATATCAACCTCCATTCTCGGTCCTTTGTTGTAAGTTGTTGCGCCATAATTACAATCATAAACATTTCCATAATTGTCTATTTGAACTCCTTTTCTCATCCATACAGAAATAGTACAGGAAGAAAATTCACCGCTGGTACCCAACGATCCAACGTCTACATAACTATGAGGTTCAAAGCCTATCGCACCAACATTTTTATGAAAAAGCGGAAAACCCTGAGTATCGCGGCCGGTGTTTACGTTTTTGCTACCGTTGTAACCTTCTTTGAAAAGTAAAGCAGAAGGAGAGCCATTAACCGTACCATTGTTGCTATTACTGCTACGATCTGTCCATGTTGTACTGCCATCGTTTCTCCAATAACCCACAACGTTTGAGCTATTACTCAAACTCATAGGGTTAGGTGGAAGTGGGCCACCATTAGGCCCGGTAGCGGCAAGAGCTTGAACTTGTGCTAAAGTAAGCACGGAGTCATAAGCCACCACCTCGTTAATAATGCCATCGAAATAAGCGCCGTAGTTAGCCCTTCCTATCCAGATTTCTTGGTTGTAAAACGTAATGGTGTCTGTTCTTGTGCTAGAGTTATTTAATACGCCATTAATATATATCTTTTGCGATCCACTTGTATGAGTGCAAGCAATATGAACCCAAGTATTAGATGCAGTAATATCGCCTGTTGTTTGCAGATCCCGATAGGTCATTCCATCATTCCATGAAAAAAAGACCTTGCCATCACTCAATAGACGAACGTGAATAGCATAGTAAGGATTAGCATGAGAGGTAAAATCATAACTAAAAATTGCCCTATCTCCGCTCGGAGGCCCTACAGCGGGATTAACCCAAGCCGCAATTGTGTAATTTTGATTTGCAAGCGGGCCGGTGGAGGTAGATTCCACCTGAACATAGTCACTTCCCGCATTACTAAACCACATTGGCCTATTGTAACCTGTAATTAATTGAGGGCACCCATTTTGACCTGATAAAAATTCATCATTATTGAAATTTTGACCTACGCCCGAATTCTTATTCCCGCTTCCGTCATACGCAATAGCTCCCGTTCCCTCCGCCATGGAATACCATAAATCTAAAGAAGAAATCTGACTACCATCCGGTATAATTTCTTTCGAATCGTTATACATTTGCTTCACTTGCGCAGAACTCAAAGCTGTATTAAAAACTTTAAAATCTGACATTCTTCCATTAAAAACTGAACTACTCCAATAGCCCCCTACAATATTAACTGGACCGTTTACCGTGGAGCTGGAAGCAGACCCTCCTGAACCTAAAGCTTGAGTAGGGCCAGCGTCTAACACCCCGTTAATATAAAAACTAACATAGTTCTCGCTAGTGCGCACCCAAACTAAATGTGTCCAAGTGGTAAGCGGAATAGTACTAGTAGAATAAAGGTACCTCCAAGCTCCTGAATAATACTGATAAGCCATCTTACCACTATCCATGCCAAATCTCAAATTAACAGGACCTCCCGACTTGTTAGATAAAATATGCTGTGTACTCGAATCGGAAGATATCCACACCGACACGGCACAACCATTACTTAAAGTTATATCACTGGTAGTGTGAATGTCGTCGTCCGTCCCATCAAAATCACAACATCCTCCGGTATACATGGTTCCATTAGTGCTGCCAGCACGATTATATAGTGTGGTAGCACTGCTAGCTGTGGACGGCATGAGTGCATCACCAAGAAATTTGATACCGTCTGTTATTATTGTTGGACTGTAATTACTTGCCATTATTTATTATAAACATGTCTTTGAGCATTAAAATTCTGTAATATGTCGTCAGCGCCTAATATTTGAGTATAAGCTCTCACCGCTCCGATTTTTCCGTCTAATACCTCTCCTCCTGTACCGTTATAAGAAGCTAAGTTGAACCTTCCATTACTTCCAGTTCCTGTGCCAACAGTTGCTTGACCTACTTGGACTCCATCTAAATATGCAGTTCCAATTTTTGCAGAGTCTATCGTAAGAGCCATGTGGTACCACACATTGGCAGAAATAGCAAACTGACCTACCCATGTATTTCCTCCCCCTCCATTTCGACCGGGTTTGAAATAGCCATTAAGAAATCCAATTTGAGTATAAGTGCCGTGTATCCCTAGTACCGTTTGCCAACCCGAACTAGTATCAACAGTCATAGCCCAAGCTTCTAAAGTTAAAGGCGTGTTATTAGCAGTAGGGACCATAGTGTCTACAGTTCTTCCGTAATCATCGGTATCATCAAAAGCAAAATATCTAGGCCCATTTAAGCCCCAATTGTGAAAAGACGGCCCATTATAAAGAGTAAAGTTAGCATCAGTGTCTTGAAGATTTGGGAATAAAGGGGTAGACACAAGGTTAGCCCAAACATGACGAGTGAATCTAAAATTAGAAACAGTTATATTTCCTGTGCCAAGAGATGAACCATGCCTCAAATAAAAGGTTATAAGTCCAGTAGCACTACAGTTTTTAGTCAAAGCAAAGGTTTGTTTAGTGGTAGAAGTGGCTATGGTTGAATTAAACACATTATTATTTACTCCATCATTATCTAAAACTAAATTGGGCGATCCAGATTCAGCTACATAGTCAAACATAACCGTCCAATCTGTAGCCGAATCTATAGTTGCACCAAACCGCCCTATCCAACTATTATAAGTATCTAGTATTTTAACTGAATCTTTTCCTAAAATAACATAATTTGCCTGCTGACTATTATAATCTGTCCATCCTGTATTAATGTCATAAGCATCAGGAAAAGAAAGACTTGCATTAGCATCTGCGCACATAACTAACCCATCTGTTACTATTCTTGCGTTATTGTGAAAAGCCATATTATACTCCAAACCTTCCTCGTTGCGCTTGAAAATTTTGTACTATTTCGCCACGAGTTAAACCTTTTTTATAAACCCTGACACAAGCAATTTTACCATTAAAAAAGTAATCAGTCCCAGCGGCGTAAGCTCCAATCCAACAACCTCCACTGTTGGTACTGAGCGTTCCGGTAGCCGCATCTGATGCTACTTCTGTGGTATTTTTATATAGTTTTTTTCTGTTACCATCGTAGGTAGCAGTTATCATGCTCCATTGCCCAGCCGTTGCGATACTTGAAGTGGCAACACTCGTATCATTTGAACTGGTTCCGTAAGTCCGGAAGTAACACGTTCCTCCAGCAGTAGTACTAAAAAATAAAGAATATTGCGTATTGAGTGCACCCTTTTCAAAAATATGTCCAGTATGATTAGTATTAGTTGGATTAATCCATGCTTGTATTGTAACATTATTACAATTCATAGGTATAGCCCCAGCTTCATCTTCCCCCTGCACTCCTTCAAAGTGCGTGTAATTACTCGGATTAAAAGTAAAATATCCACCATTAGTATTTCGGGTAAGAACGGGCCTATACTGAGCTCGCATATTAGAATTGCCGCATTGGTCAACCCATAAATCTTGTTCACTGGCTATACAATCCGCAATACTAGGATCGCTTCCATTTACTATATAACACTTGGGACGACCCCAATAAATATCTACAGTCGGATCGGTTGAATAATAAAGATATTGGCGCTCATTAGCTTGAGTCTCGCTTGTATTGAAAATAGTGTTTCCTCCGGTATTGCAACCGAAACCCGATGTACTTCTTACTCCCTTGTTAGCGCCAAACATAGGATAAAAACCCCAATCTGAAACGTAAGGACTACCTCCCCCTCCTGCTACGGTACCCTCCGGAAACATATAAGAAATAGCTGCATACCAACCCCCCTCCGTAAAACTACCCCTACTTACACAAAAGTCATAAGGATTTCCTTGAGTGTTGCGATCAGACCATTGAAGAATGGTTTGGTTAACTCCATGGTTGCCGCCATATATGGTTCCGTTAGCTCCCTTCTCTATTACTTTAAAATAACGAACCCAGCGATATAAATTTGATCGAGTAATACTAAAAGCACTACTATTCCAACCTCCATCGGCACCACTGCTTGAATCATTATTGTAAGCTCTCCATATTATTGCCCTGTTGCCATGCGGGTCCGTTCTGTAAACTCTCGAGTTTTCACTGGTAGATCCATTTTGACCCCAATTACCAATACCTCCAGTACCAAGTTGCCATTCAGTAAAATGCTCCATGGCATCGGTGCCACTAAATTTGGTGGTGCTAGGTATTTGCGCTGCATCGACCGCGAAAACTAAAGAGTTTCGCGCTGCTAGAGGTATTCCATAACTACTACTCATTTTCTATTTTTTCTATTTCCACCTCTAATTTAGAGACATCTTTTCTTTCTGCATGTACTATATAATAATAATTTAGTTTTTCTTTTAATCTATCTGTATTTATGAAAACTTGATTATTTCTAATCTTTTCTATATATAAATTTTGATGATGTCCAATTGGGGTAAGTTGAACTGTAATACTCTCTTCATCTACTAAATGAGTCCAATAATCTGGTAAATCAATAATTTTATAAGTAGATTTGCCCCGAATATAAACGCCATTTTCTGGCCCTTCCAAAGCGCCATACCGTAGACGCATATTTTCTTTTGTTGGATGGTCAATCAGGAATGATTTGGTTGTTGCTGCAAAAGAGCCGTTTACTTCAAGTGTGTGACTTGGAGCAGACGTTCCTATACCAACATTGCCGCCTTGCAACATGCAAATCCTAATGGCGCTGTTATCATAAATGTGCAGCGGATTTGTTACGGACTGGATGAGGTTGCTCGTGTTAGCAGCCTGAATATCCATCCGTTTAGTTGAGAAGGTGGTAGAAGAATACCTTACGGTAGTAGTGCCGATCACATCTAATTCATTTCCCGGACTTGTTGTTCCTATACCCAAGCCTGTCGCATCAAGCCACATCGCCTTACCACTATCGCAACCCATGTATAGTCGTTTGCTACCCGATGTTCCACCAGCCACAAACGCTGTTTGAGTTCCGTTTGATTTAAAACTAATTGAAGCCGCATCGCCTGTCGTTGGGCCGTCAACAATTACTGTAGTATCGCCACTCGGCCCTTTAACGTGCAGTTCGGCTGCTGGCGCAGAAGTACCTATACCAACATTACTATTTGAAAAATAAACGGCGTCTACATCAGCCCCGCCCTCTATTCTAAATCTTTCTGCCGAGGCATTACTGGCGTTATCCGTATACCAAATCTGGTCTTGAGCATCGTCTGATACGTAGGTGATGTTTCCACTGGCACCTTCGTTAGTGATATTAAAAAAGAAAGCATTACTTTGAAGTTTGAGTTGGGTGTCGTCAGAGTTACTGGCACTTTTTACTTGTAAAGTTGTCGCTCCAGCACTTCTCACGTCCAATGCGTAAGCTGGCGTAGTCGTTCCTATTCCAACGTTGCCCGATGCATCGATTCGTACTCTTTCTACGCTGTCCGTATATAATCTAACTTGCCCCGCTCCTGCAGCGGTAGCCCCTCTAAAATGTCCAAATCTTGCAGAGTGGTCAGTAGCACTATATCCAGACAAGTCCATAATAGCCCTCTCTGCTCCTGTTGTTGCGGCAGTACTATTACTTCCTGTTGAAATAAGCTGCCCGACAACTTGAAGCTTCTCAATGGGCGCAGCAATCCCGATGCCGACTCTGCCTACATTTGAGATTCTAACTTTTTCTGAAGGAGAGCCCGCTGTAGCTGTTAAGAACGCTAGGCCGGAGGATAAAGTAGTACCTGAATTAACCTCCGCTAAGGATTGAATTCTTCCCATTGCCTGCAAAGCCCCATCGCCTGCCCTTGCACCTAAAAAGTAAATTGCGCCGCCAAAACCTACGCCTGTAGTTCCACTCGAAGTAGATTCAATCCGTATAACATCTGATGTTGTTGTTTCATTAGCTGTCTCTTCGGCTATATGAAGCTTATCACCCGGAGAACTTGTCCCTATCCCCACAGAATCAGTGCTAGTTGTCAGGTAAACGTCGGGGGCACTACGTGACCAAAACGAATCACCAGTGGTACCTTGAGTACCGTTGGTACCTTGAGTACCCGTGGTACCTTGAGCACCCGTGGTGCCCGTGGTACCTTGAGCACCCGTGGTGCCCGTGGTACCTTGAGTACCAGTGGTACCTTGAGTACCAGTGGTACCTTGAGTACCGGTGGTACCTTGAGTACCGGTGGTACCTTGAGTACCAGTGGTACCTTGAGTACCAGTGGTACCTTGAGTACCAGTGGTACCTTGAGTACCGGTGGTACCTTGAGTACCGGTGGTACCTTGAATACCTTGCGCACCTTGAATACCTTGAGAACCTGTAGCAGCCGCTTCTTCGATTACATTACCAGCGCTGTCAACCGCTAAGAACTTTGCGGCAGTTCCGGTGTGAGTTCCCGAACCATAAGTATTAAACTTAATTGCTCCACTTGAATCTATTTTAACTGCTTCAGTTATTCCACTTGTGGTCCCAACAAAGAATGCTAAATGGGTAGCAGCACCCGAACCTCCATCTAAAGCATATAGGCCCGCATACTCCTCTCCAGTGTTGCCTAAAGAAATGCCCCCAATTATATTATTGTTCGAATTAGCTCCACCTGTAAAACTTAATTTAACGCCTATGTCTAAAGCTGTAGTAGTAGTCAAAGCTGTGACTGCTGAGCCGGTTAGGCCGACGGCAGGACGACTAGTGTGAAGCAATGTGGTTGGGCTACTTGTTCCTATACCAACACTACCCTTTGCATAAACCTCACCTACATCCGACACCGTAAAGTTTTCTGTTGATCCGTCCGTACTAATTGCAAGTGCCGTCTCTCCCGTGTCAGCTTGCTGGATGTGAACTACAGGTGTTGACCCTCCCGTGGCGGAGAGCTGGGTAAAGCTAACCAGTTGTCTTGTTGCTGAAGCAACAGTCCTTGAAACATGAAGCCCTCTTCCTGTCCCTGACTGAAAAAACTGTCCCAAAGTATTTCCATCATTCGTTGTTCCAGCGACATGTAATATTGAGCTTGGAGTAGCAATACCGATACCAACATTACCGTCCGCCAAAATAGTCATTCGCGCTGTCCAATGATTAGCGCCAGCACCCGTTGTTCCAAAGACTAACCTACCCGGAGTACTGTCTGCTCCTATGGTTCCATCCATAAAACACTCTATTGCAGCAGGCGAATTTTTAAAATCTACCCCATCAAAAGCATGAAAATATATTCCTCCTGCTCGATCATCATCCAAAATAATAGTGGGAGAAGCATTACTACCCCTAGCTGATGTCAAATGTAATGCTCCACCATAAACGTCAGGAGCACATCGGATAGAAGCAATCCCCTGAGTTCCAAGTTGTTGCAATAAAGGTGTCCAACTCCAACTCCCAAGTGGACCCATAGCGTTAGAGCCACCAACAAGAACTTCATCAGTAATAGTGGTAGGATAAATTTCCCCATTACCCGAGTCCCGCGTCCAAAACGAATCACCAGTAGTACCTTGAGAACCGGTGCTTCCTTGAGTGCCTTGAGAGCCAGCGCTACCTACCTGAGTAAAAACTTTATTATTACTATCAATAACAAGATAGCCTGTTTCTGCAGTCTTTGCGTTTAAGTCTTCTACAGTCAAAGCTCCTGATACCCATAAATCTCCAGCTAAATTTGTATTGCCATCATCAAAGAATTTTGCAACAGGCGGATCAGCATCGCTTTGAGGATTAAAATGTATTGCATTGTCACTACCAACACCATAATATTCCAAAGACATTCCAGCGGTATCAGAAGAAGTCTCACTAAATTGAATAGAAGGCCTATTACTTGTTCCTGCTTTTAATAATAGTAAAGTCTCTTTTTCATTTGCTGTTCCAACTTTTTCGATTTGTACAGGAATACCCGCATCATCAAGAGTGACATATTGACTAATATTTAAATTATCTGTTGCAGCATTATATACCGCAACGCCGCTATTCGTATCCCCGTCAAACAAACCAGTAGGAAATCCCCCGCCGGTAATTCCTGCAATAATATCTCCTGAATTAAATTTAAGAATATCTCCAAAAGGTGACAAACCTTGAGGAGTAACTGTTCTCACGCTAAATTCATAATTAGCATAGTCATGAACAGGGTATATAAAGTGAGGCTCATATTCTGGAACAATCATTCCTGAATAATTAGTAGTAACTAATACTCCGGTAAGATCTCCCATAATTCCTCCCGTTCCAGCCGTAGGGCCACTAACTGATTGGGAGCCGGAAGTGTAAGTTGCTGTTCCTGTCTGGCCTGTAAGATAAGTTCCTGAATAAAGGTCTCCTGAGACTAACGCCCCTTGACTCAAAAGATTTTGCCAAATCACATACTCTTGAGTGCCCGTATCAAATTCTCCTCCCCAGAATATTCGAGAACTTGTAGTATTTCCAGCAGCAATGGCTACCTCTGTAACAGAGGGCTGCCCCGTTAATGATCCCGGCGGAATATTTTCATAGGGATCTAAAATTATAGTATGATCTAACCATTGTAATCCAACAGTCTCATAGGCAGAAAAAATAGGAGTAGCCGAAGCTCCACTATAAGCATAATCCTGCAAGGTAGTGTTAATGTCAAAAAATCTTTTATCTAAGCGACCTGAACCTGTGCCGTGAATGAATCTGTCGATCCCTTTAACCGTGGGCACATCCACTTGAATAAAATCACTTTTATCAAAAAGCTTGCCGCTTTCTATTATCTTTACTTGATAATAAATATCATCATCTGTTAAATCTTTTGCAAATTTGGCTAATACTTGAGTATCGACAACTTTATTAAAAGTATCTCTGGCCGCTAGAACCCTACCCTCAAATCCACTTGTATTAATATTATTAATTAAAGGATCTATAGCAAAAGGCTTTAATGAAGAGGGGTAATAATAAGCTTGACCTGTTCCGAAACTATCTTCTAAGATTGCACCGTAATAAAAACCAGAGGTCTGAGGAGCCGAAAAGCTAAAATTTAAATTTGGATTATCCTCTAATGTTAAGTCAAAATAGTGACTAACTTGCGGGCTGCTATAACCGGATATATCATCAATACGAAAATCTTGGTCAGTGGAACCATATATGTAAGCACTTAATAATCCAGAACTTTTAGTGGAGCTTAAGTTTAACTGTATTTGGTCGCCAACACTAACGGTACCCCTTGTAACATCAGGAGATTTATTATTTAAAAAACAAATACCGGTGTCTTTACGGCCATAATAATCGGTAGAAATAACCTCTACTTGAAAACGCCGCTTATGTATACCGGCGTCATTAGAATCTTCACTGTTAGGTTGGTGAGGATAAAAAGAAAATAAATTGGTAAGTTGATTAGTGCTAAGTTGTAATTCAGCAGATTTCCCATCTCCCGTAGCCATAGTACTAATGAGTGTACCAGTCTCACTTCTTAAATTAACCTCAAAACCCTCAAATGCACTTAAAGAATATAAATCATCAGGAGAAAAAATGCTACCATCTACTGGGTTCACTAAATTCCACCTCAACAAAGGATCTCCTATAAAAAATTCCCCGCTAGCCACACGAACATCCGAACTGATTCCGCTGCCGCTACTAAACAACGGTAATGCGGAATTGTAAGAAAAAGGCTCTTTAAGAGGAGCGTTGTCCGCCTCATTAGCAATAAAAAATCCTGAAACTTTTAAAGCCGCTCCATAATCGGGCGGCTGGACATCAATAAATTGTTTAAATTTAGGCATTTTTAATTACTTAATCCCGCGTTAAGTCGTTTCGATGGATCATATCTATAAATATCAAATGTCATATTAGCTGAATCTTGCTCTGTTCCTACTAAAATTGTGGCTTCCGTATTGTCAAATCCATCCAAACTAAACCTCACTTTCTCTCCAGAGGCTTTGTACACTTCTACTATATAACCTCCTGTATTTGTTTTATTTACACTATTATCGGCGGCTAATTGAGCAAAATTTAAGGTTAAATAAATATTTTTAATTGATGAGGCCCCAAAAGCCCCTAAAGTAGATATATTGGGAAAACGTGCATCAAATTCTGGAAGAACAGTATCTTTAGTAATGGTGGTAAAACTTGAAATCGGCCCGTTGCCGAAATCCTCTAACGGGTCGGGCAAAGACCCCACGTCAACAGTAATATTTTTGGATTGTTGAGTTTTAGTTAAATTTTGAGAATAGTCGACAGCACCGAATTTACTTCTATTGTACATCATGCCTGTGATTTGATACTCATTAAAACTTTGCTCATTAATAGATATTAATCTATATTCAACCTCTTCAATTTCATATTCACTTACTGTATTTTGTACAGACCAAATAAAACCTTTTTCCACTAAATTAAAATCTTCATCGGTCTTTTCAGAAATCGTAATAACATTTGTTTCGCTTACTGATTCGACAGTAAATTGTTTTATTTGAGTTTGTCTGGTGGCGTCTAACTCTTCAGCGGTCATACCCTCAGCAGGAACTTGATTCTCAACAGCTATTTTTAACTTAGAGTTAGCATCTTTATTTAATTCTCTAATCGTAGTGTTGGCTTTAGGTACAATAAAAGTTATTTTTTGACCGACGATATCTTGTTCTATTCCTTCGTCTAAAGTAACAGTATTAGCCGCATAATCTATATCCTTAATTCTTCCCCCATATCTTTTGGAAGTTTTAAGCTTGTCTTGAACTTTCACCACATCTCCCGGCTTTAAATAGCTGCCTTCTTGCCCTGTAGTGAATTGAATAGTATCGGTTTCAGTTTGGTTCGTGTAAAGCATCCATTTGGCTAAGCGATTCGCTTGCCCGCTAGAGGTTACGCCTAAAGCCACCACCTCTTTTTCCACGATGCCAAACTCTCTTATGCCTGCTGAATCCTCTACAAATTCTACTTTCGGCTTAAAGCTATCATCTCGGTCATTATATCGAACCGTAACGACTGTAGAACGCGAGGCTAAAGAACTCCCACTATAAACAAAAGTGCCGTCAGCTACATTGGCATTAGTAAAAAGCATGACAGCCTCCTTAGCTTGATCATTAGCGGCAAAAATGTAACCCGAAGACCAGTAAAGCATTCCTCTGAAAATAGCAGCTATATCATTTAATGCATTAAAAGCATTTTGTTTTTGATCTAAATATATGTTACAACTAAAACGAGGCTCTAAAAGTGGTAAGCCATGAAATTGAGTGGCGGCGCTTCCTTTTCTAATTTCTGAATCGAAAGGCTCGCCTGCCATATAAGTAGTTACAAAATCAGAAGTGCTGTTTTGCTGGTTATTTAAATAACTTAAAACATAAGCATAAGCATTTTGTAACTTAGTTTTTTGCTGCTCTAAAAAAGCCTCTTGAATAGCAGGATAAGCCTCAAAAACCTCTTCTACATCGGGAGTTTTAACTATTTTAAAAGTAAAAATATTATCAGCACTATAATTTCGATTAAAAATAAGTCTCTTGTAAGATTTATCTACTTTTGTATCACTGGCATTTTTATTATGATAAAAAACAACTAACCCTGTTTCGGGGAAACGTTCAAATAAAGCCTCTTTGCCTAATCTGTCTGCACCGCTGTCATCAATCGTGACTATTACTCCTCCTGTTTCGCACGTATAGTCAATATCCGCATATTTACCTGAATATCCAGTGGGAACAAATTCATCACAATATTTTGCTATACTATATAAGTTCCATCGATCCACAAATTGATCTTTAAACCCGTATTTTCCTATTCCATATCTTTCATTTGTAGCCAAATCATAAAAGCACCATGCAGGATTATCAGTCCATTTTTTAGTAGTAGCAAATTCTCCGTCCCAATTTCCCCTATACTGACGAGTTACAGTATTATAATTATTAGGAACACTGACTTTTGTCATTTTTACATCAAATCTTCTAGTGGGAGGCGCAGAAAATGCTCTCGCATCAAATAACATACCCATTATAGCACTATGAGGATAGGTAAGGTTTTGTTCAGTTATTTCACTGACCCTAGCAACTGCTAAATTTTTCTGCAATTTGACGTCTCTCGCTCCTAGCTCACCGTCAATCCTAAATACTTTTACAAATCGATCTCTTCTATCTTTAGGTAAAGCGGGAGGCAAAACAATATTATAACTACGAGTGTAGCCTGATGTAGATATGCCATATATAGATCCTACCATATAAACTACGGACCCTCCTTCGCCCATAGTTAATTCGTCATCGGCATAGCCAGTTTTAATGATGAAATTAACCATGACAGGACTTTGGTCTCCATCGCTGTGATTATATACTAAACCGCCGACACTTAGATCTAGTTGCACCCAATCTACAGAATCATTAGTAACAGTATGATTAGTATGAATAACTTGATTTTTTTCAGCCGTTCTTATTATATTAACTGAATCCAAATAAGGCACCGGATAAATAAAATTTCCAGCAAGCCTGAAGGAATTGCCGTATGCGTATTGCCATTTAGGACCTAAATTTATTGTTTGTCCATCGCCTCCTTGTACATTAAAAATACTCCCCCCTTGTATGAATTGCTCACTTAAAGCCAAGCCCGGCATATTAGTATCAAGATTAACAGTCTGAATTGCGTTTGAAAAAGACAAAGCAGGATTATTAAACTTTACAAGAGCGCGTTGTTTTTCACGACCAGTTCTAAAATCTGCTAAAGTTCTATTAAAATTTAAAGTGTTAGAATCAGTATTTTTTACTGGAACATCATTTAAAATAATTCCTTTGAAGCCATTTTCATTTGCAGCAGCATCAGAAGTAATTTGAATTAAATTACCATGTTTATCACATAAACCCTCTATCTCCCCTTCACATAACAAATCGATAGTTTGATACATAGATATATTCTCTAAAGCAAAACCGGGGTTTGGCCCCATTTTAGACGTAGGGCATACTGTTTGAAAAGTAGGATATTTTCTTAATTTTTCGAGTTGTTCTTGAGTTGCACCAGAAGTTGACATAATATTATGGGATTATAGGTGCGGAAGAAGATCCATCACTATTAATAGTATAATCTATAGGATCACTCGCCCCCCTATTAGACATTTTGATAATACCGTCATTAGTAGGAGAAATAGATGAAGCAGAATCTTTGACTATAGAAGCGATAGAGCCCATCCCTCCTCCTCCACGAGCTTTATCATAAAGAGATCTGTCTACTTGGAATAAATTTACTGAAACTGTTCGACTGCCTATGATCATGCGACCATATCCCACTGGCACAACAACGCCTTGTCGAGCCACATTCTCTGCTTGACCAAACAAAAAAGAAGTAGTATTGGCTCGATCAGGATCATCAGGTTTCATAAGTTTGGAAATAAGAAGGTTTAAACCAAAAGCTAACGCAGCACCTAAAACAGTTCCAACTACGAATGAAACAACTTTAGCCATTATCGTACCGGCTGCAACGGCTGAAGCCCCCACTATAGCTGAAGTAATTGCGGCAGTCATCGCCACGAAACCTCCCATTAACAAAGGAATGATAAGAACTTTTTTATTTCTTACATCAATGTTTTCTCCTGCAGTGGGATCAATTTCTCTCTCATTCACAAAAATAGCAAATCGTCTTTTGCCATTATTTCCAAGGTAACTGCGCAACTTGCCTGTATTAGACTCTATAGCAGCTAACACCTCCCTTAAATTGCGAGTTTTAAAACAAAAATTAACGCCAACGATTTCTCCTAGACGCCCTGCTAATGAAACTGTAGTCATTACCTATTATTATACACATTTAAAGTGAAAAATAAATTGACTTCTGTGTTTTTGGGCAATAAAATGAAAAGTTTTTTTCTACACTAGAATATATTAAAAACGGTCTTAGTAACTCACGGGCTGCATCAATATCGGCTTCACTAGGCTTTGGCCCTCCTAAACAATGAGAATGGAAGAAAAATTTAATATCATCATATAAACCTACATATTCTTGTGGGGATACAAAAAAACTTTCTTTGGGGGTTTTTGATAAATTTTTAAAAAAATGTAATTTTTCTTTGGTAGCGGCTCCACAAATCTCAAAATTGCATGATTCGCCTACTTTTGATATTTTTTTTAAAAAAACTTTACTGATATCTGTACTTTTCAATAGATGGAAATCCTCCAAAAGGTAGCCCTAACCTGTAAATACCGTACTCTACATATCTACATTTACATCCATTTAAAGTTTTAGAGCATTGATCGCTACGCCATGATTGCATGGTATAACGAGGGTCAGAGGAAGTAGCCACCTCTTCAATGCATACATAAAATTGATCAGGCCGAGTTTCTAAATTTTCTTGGGTTTTGGTTACTTCTTTTTTAGCAATATTTTCTATTTTGGATATTATTCTTATAACGTCCCCTGCTACATATTTGGTGCTTCCTACTAAATTGTCAGCTAAAGCGGCACTTAAAACACCCGAAAGTGATGCGGCTGTTTTGGCTGCATCCGTATCCAATTTAAGAGTAGCGCCGGTGCTGAAAACAATTGTACGATCTTTGTCTATAGCTGCGGGTAATGCATCCACACTTACAGTTTGGGCAACAGTGCCTACTTCATTATCAGCCACAGAGTCTCCGTCGCGAAAATTTCCTGAAACGGAAACCGCGGTCGCCCCAGCCAAAGAGCTTAAGGTAAACTCCGCCCCATTAGCAAAAGTAATGACCTTACCACTAGCAATGGCAACTGGCAAAGAATCCACAGTCATTGAAGTGTCACCGTAAGCATAACCAGCGCCATTATTGATCGTCACCGTAGAAAGAGTAGCAGCTCCATCGGCTGTTACCGTTACACTATCTTTGACATAGTCTCCGCACCAATTCAAAGTTAAATTGTATCCCTCTGGAGTAGTAAATTTTTTATTATTTTCATCAGCAAGAGGAATGCCTAAATTTACCCCATTGTCATTAGCAAAAAATTCAGTAGGAGTAACTGCTTTCTGATTAGCCATTGTCACCGCTTGCTCTTTAAAATCCGATCTTTTGCCATAACTGCATCCTTCCCCTCTATACTGCCATGGACAATAATCAGCAATCATTGTTCGAGCCGGCACTTGTACATCTTCCAGTTCTAAGGGAGAAACAAGCTCCCACTCTATATAGTATTTATTTTCCTGAGTTTTGCGATTAATAGTAAAAATGTCATCGTCAAAACGAGAATTAGGATCAGGGATAGCAAAAGGATTAAAGTTATCAGGAAAATTTTCATTATCCAAAAACTTCATAAAAATTCTTTTCCGAATAATTGTATTGCCAATAAGATCCCCTCTTCTTTTGATTGCATCACTTATGAGCCCTTGAGGATTAGCCATTAATAACTTTGGCCTCGGCAATGATCCGTCCCCTTTCATTTCCCATCCACTTGTTTCAATGGGCAGTGGATAATAAGTTTGAAGTTCACCTTGAGCATCACTTAGCATTATATCTTTTAAGTTATTTTTGCCGGGATGAAAGCGATACAAGCCATCTTGTTCCCCTAAATCAATTTCATATAATTCAATTAAAGTATCGGGCTCTAAATCAAGTAAAGCTGTATTATGTGATTGTGTAGACATATTATATTACCATTGGGGTCCTTCGTTGAATCCTGCGAATCCATTTTGCATTTCCAGCGTGTTACGATCAAAATCAGAAGGATATAAGGTGCCACTTGTCCCCGAAGGAAGGTCACTTGTCAAACTTCCTTGTACCACTATGGCGCTGACAGACTTAAGAGCATTTGCAGTGAATGTAAACACTGCTCCATTAGAAAAAATAATTTTTCTTCCTATTGCGATGTATTCTGGAGTGGAAGTAAGTTGTATGAAGATCGTTTGTAAATTTGCTTTATAAGATGTCCCACCAGAAGTCACTGTCTGGTATTTAACAATCGGCACTCGTAACCTTTTATTAGCAATATAAGAGTATACCGCCGCCCTTTCGGTATCGGTTAGTCTCTTTTTGAAAACTAAAATATCGCTAATCCCTCCATGGAAAGCATTATAATTCGGAAACACCGTCCCGTGGTTTAACCCTATATATGGAATAGGACGCCAGTGAAATCTACGCAATCCTCTGAATTCATTTGTACTAGTATATATATTTTTTAAGTCGTTATGAATTTTATATTCTATACCTCCCGCCTCTCTTGACCCAGAGACGCTATACATCCATGCTCTTTGAGGACTAATTCCATTGGTAAAGTCACTGAAAAAAGCTCGCTTTTGATCAGGGAGGCCTGTGCCTTCGCTTGACATATTCTTATTACCTTCAGTATAATAAAACATAGAAGGTTGATTTAGAGTCCAATCCGCAACCCCAAACCCTAGCGGTGCATACTTTGCTCGATATCCATTTCCATTTACCCAAAACTTACCTGAAAGAGCTCTACTTGGATCATTACCTTCGAATATTCGAAAGGCGCTAAGATCCCAACTTCCGTGTGTTGCTAATACGCTGGGGCTATCGCCCATAACAGAGCCGGGATAAATAAAATATATTATTTCGAACCCGCTCATATTCGATTCTAATTTACCACTTTTAACTAATCCATAAAGTTTTCCTCCAGTGGGCTGCCTCAATGGAGCAAAAAATACTACATTTTGCTTATTGAAAGGCTTAGTGTAAGCGTCAGAGTTAAGTGTCGTTCCAGCCTCAATAAGCATAGGTTTGTTATTATTAGAGGCTCCAGTCCATGGAAAATTTATATAAATGCTAGAGTCGTTTTTAGATTCCCATTTATTAATATACTTGTACGCGGGACTTCCTGAAGTTGTAGTAGTAATTTTAGAACTATCTTCGCTTGTAAACCATGCTAAGAGACTAGGGAAATTGGCACTTGTGGGAGTTAAAGCATTGGAGTATTGAACCAAGCTAGCCAGATTAGAATATCCACTATTGCCTGTGATAATTTTAATGCCCTCTCCCGCTAAACCCCCTATCCCAGCTTTCTTATCAGGAATCGACTCAAATAACAATTCAGAATTTCTATTTAAAGCGTTATCTCCATCTTGGCCAAAAACACCTCCATTTCCGCCCGGAGATGTTTTGTTACTAAGGACCGCTGTTGAAGCATAACCTGAATTGAGAAAATTACCATTTGTTTGAGAGAAGGTGGCGACAACATTACCCTCTTTAATTTTCAAACTAGCCCCTCCGCTTGCGCTTGAAAATCCTTGTCCCCCGCCTCCCACTCCTCCTAATTGAGTCCCCACTATATCAGCCAAAGTGAAAGTAATTCGTTGATCTTTCTTGGTGCTTACATTTCGCAGGTTGACGCCTGTGCCTTTATTTTTATCCGTAGTATTAACACTTATTTTAACTCCCTCTTCATTTTCAACTATTATTGAAGCTTCCTTATAATTGCTATGTTTATTGTACGTAAAAGTATCATTAGAATTAAAAGTAAAAGCTTTAGGCCAAAAGAATGGATCTCCCCCTCCTCCGCCGCCGCCGCCGCCGTAAATGTGTGCTGTGGGATGTTTTTTAATCCGTAATTCCCCTATAGTAGTATCATTAATATAAATAGCTGGACTCCCTTGAGTTCCATCAGTAGAAGACTCTGAATCTCCTTTTTCTATAGCTGTAAACTTGCCTCGATACTGTATATCTGTCCCATCTTCTTTTATACTTATATCTGTATATCCACCGTCTCCCCCTAACCCTCCTATTCCCGCCACCGTAGAATTTTTTTTCAACTCTAAAACAGTTTTTATTTCGGTGCCCCCATATTTTATTCGACCCCCACTAGTAATCCCCGCTTGGCCTTGGATTGTTGACCCTACATTCATTGCTTCCGGAAGAACAAAGTATACTCCTGTGAAAGCATAATCTGCATGAGCAGAATCAAAAGAATTTACAGAACCCCCTCTCTCATTTATCTCGGCATCAAAAAGAGTTTTTAAATTAATATCTTTTTGTCCTTGCGTAAAATAAATTTCCATGGCTTGTGGACTAGAAGTGTTATTAGCAATCACCTCGCTTGGGTCTGTGCTTGAACTTAAGGTGCTGCTACCACTTAACAACCCTCCGTTAACATTAGCATCAGTAACTGTAGCCTCAAAATTATCTACAGGATATCCATAAACATAAGGACTTTCATAGGAAATGGAGTCATCTCTATCTACGTATTGACTTTTTATTCTATAATAATAATTGGCATTAAACCCTAAGCCATCAACTGTATATTCGCCATACGGGGTAGCGGGATTTGGAGCAGTTCCTCTCGTATATTTTTGAGCAATACCTGTATTAGTAGCATATTTATAATAATTAATTGGGCCGGTTATATTGGGTCCATTATACTGCTGCTTCTCATAATTAATATCAAAATCATACAAACCACTCCAACTTCCCACACCTGCTTCTACTACTTGTGAACCCGCATATTCGATTTTATATTTAGTTAAATAGTATCCGGTTGATGGGTGCTGCCACCTTAATACAGATGCTGGCTTGCCGTTACGGGCATAATCAGTGGTAACCAAAAATCCAGAAGGGTGCTCTGGAGCTGAAGTCCACCATGGGCCGCTGGTAGTTTGGAAGCCTGTGGCTTGCCCGGTTACATTTACTTTTATGCTTCCTTCGGAATCTCCTTCGCCATTATATTGAGAGATTGAGTCTAAAATAAAAAAAGTCTCATATTTGCCATAAGTGTCAGGCCCAGTGGAATAGTTAGAGGTCATAGGACCATAAATATTATCCTGCACGAAAGTCATCTCAAATGGAATGAATTTGCTTTTGCCGGGTAAAATTGTAAATTCTTGCCCAGAGGGAAACTCGAAAATGCCGGGAGTATTGCCCTCATTATAACCTAGTGTTGTTTCTATCGCATGACTTCCACTATTAGTTAAATAAAATCCAGTGCGCACACCAAAGCCAGTAATGCCAGTAAGCACCATTCCTGTGGTGGCAATAAAATTATTGCCTTCTCCTCTACTAGTAACTGCGCTGGGTAATGCCATTATGATAAAGGTCCGAATGCGTTAAAATATGGATCAACTGTAATTAAACTACTAAAACTAAGATTTTCATTTAATATATTGATCGGAAATTCAATAAAATTTACACCTACATTATTATTGTCTGCATAGTTAATTTGATGTTCCCACTTAGGGCATACAAAAACTTTCCCTGATATATCATAAGGAGCAGGAGGTTTAAATTCAAATTGGTTTTTACCTTGATGGGTCTCTAAAAAATGTACAATTGCCTTAGCTTCTTTATCGCTTCTGTTATTAAAACTTAAATTCATGTTTAATAAGCTTTTATTCAATCCATCTTGAGTTCTAATATAAAAATCACTTTGGGTAGGTTGTTTTAAATACCGAGGAGCTTGATTGACTGCAGCCCCTCCATTTATCTCAAAGTAAAAATTACTTTTTGTCCACATTGAAGTATATCCTCCGTTAGGGCCATTAGCATCTGTAGCAGTAGTTTCATCTGCTCCGCTATAATAATACCATCCAGAAACATGGGGCACATACCCATCACCGCTTAAATATACAATATCATGAGTGTCATATGTTGCCCCCGCTTCCCAAAAACCTTGAGTTTGATTAAAAGGAATATAATATCCTTGCCAATCTAAAATAGATTGTTCTTCTCGTAATAAAGTAGTGCTAACGGTATTAACATTAGGGTAATCATATCCTCTTGTAATTTCTTCAATATAGAATTCGTGCTCTTCATTGTAAGGGGCAAAAGGAGTATAATAAATGCCTGTATAAGCTCCGCTGGGTTTTTCTCCTTTATTAAAAGAATCTTCAAATAAATGAACTAAACTTCTTGTTTCTTTGTCTGAGCGTTTATTGAAAGGTAATTTAAATTTAACCTTTAATGAATTTTCACTTTTATTGGCTAAGTTGTAATAACCATCTCCAAATGTTATATCGTAAGTTTGATTAAAATATTCTACGCTTGCTCCATAAGAAGGGTCACAAAATAACTTTTGCGTCCAAACACTAGAAGCTCCTGCAGGAGAATTAGCAGCAGTCGAAGTGGCGGCAGTATCTCCACTATAATAATAATGCCCTGTAACAGGAGGAAAGTATTCGGTGACGCCATCTGTATAACCACTAAAAAATACTATATCGTATTGAGAATAGGAGTTCCCAAGCTCAAAAGAATCCACCGGGATATTAGTTACACCCGATCCAAAAACATATGATTGATTAGATGGCATTAATAAAAAGCCCTTCCCGTCATGTATTCTTGAGAAACAGCTATTGTTCCGTCTATATATCCGCCTTCAGTTACAGTTAAATTCTGACTAAATATTTGCCCTGAACACCCAAACGTTGCTATTGGAGAACTCCCATAGGTGTCCAAAATCTTTATATTAAGTTCCGCATAATTACCGGTAGATTTTATAGCATCACCTACATCTTCACCTGCTATAGATAAGTTAATCCGGACATTTTCTTTCGTCACGCGGGCGGGCAAAGTATTTCCTACTGTTGTTACTGGGTTACGGTCAGTTGAAACGGAATAATCAAAAGAAACTTTTTTGTTTATTTTAGTGTCTGTTCCCACTATATAAGATCTTAAAGAGTGCCCTAAAGTAGTTTCGTTTCTCAAATCGTTATCGGTATCTCCATCATTATCTAATGCATTTAATTCTCCATATATATCTATCTCAGAACGAAACAGTATAGGGCTATAAGGAGCCATAGAAAAACTTAAAGTTTTAATGTAGCCACTTGAAAAAGTCATTCCTGCAAAGCTTCCATCTAAAGGCTCTCCTGTATGCTCGATAGCAGTTAAAGGATTTAAAAAGTCATGAAAAGCTCCGGTACAATAATGAGTAAAAGATAAAGTACCTCGAACAGGCGCAGTAGGAGCATATCTAATCACAGAACCGGTGATGTTAGTCACCGGTTGTAAAGCTGCCTCTACTCCCAACTCCGCCGATTCAGCCATAATGCTTTGATCAGCGATTTTGAGTAAAGCGTTTTCGTATTTTATAAATTTTGTTGCCATTAAGCGCCTAAATTATCCGGTACATCAAATTCAACTGTTACAACAACTGTAGCATTACCATTACCAGTAGAATTATCTATAGCTAACATTAAAAATTCTCCTGCAGCAAAATCTCGATTAGTTTGACCTGCTGGTTCCGTAAAATCATCATAACCTATTGTATAATCTCCTTCTGTAAGCGATCCTCCAAGGCTTATAGTGCCTGTATAAGCTGCATTAGAAGAGCTTAAATCAGTTGTGGGAGCATCTGTCCCGCTATATACATAAGCACTGACACTATTATTAGAGACATTATTTGTAAACGAAACATCAAGCCTCGTCACCCTACCTGCCATTGGAGCTTTACTACACATTGATTTATCAGGGGTAGTTGAACCATCATGATCATAATTATTAGTAGTATCTACAGGCTCTGAAAATAATGGAGTCCATCGTTGATTACCGGTTACTGTATAAAAATATCGATACGAGAAAGTTTGTATAAATCTTCCTCTACAATAATTTCCAGCGCTATCACCTCCTTGATCATAATATGCGGAAGCTTGTACCGTAGCTTTAAATCTAACATTGCCTAGATCATCCAAATACATTGGGTTATTGGCGAGAGTAGTATTTATTGTATACAAGCTATCTCCACCGCTTGCTGCTGCCCCCACATAATTTAATGCAAAATAATTCCTCGTACTACCACTTGGCCTATAAACTCCACCAAACCATGATACAGTTTGAGTGCCGCTTAAATTACTACTAAAGCCAAATCCTTGAGATTGATTAACGCTTTCAGAATCCGTAGTATTAACAAATAAAATTTTAGAGCCTTTACCTGATGATGTAGAATTTAAAGAAGCTACAATACCTTCTCCACTCGTTTCGCTTGCTTCTAAATTACGCGTGCCAACAGCTTGATTGATAGCTATTTTACCTGTTTTACCAAAATTAACTGATCCCGCTCCAATAGGCCCAATAGTATTTTTAATAGCTAAAGATGAACCGTCCCAAAATAAATACTGACTATCAGAACTTGTTGTAAGTTGCATGGCAGTATAAGGAGTTCCACTAGCTGCATTGTGCAACTTTAAAACAGGGGTACTTGCACCGTCAGCCTCTTTAATATCTAATCTGGCTGCAGCGGTACTGTGTCCAATACTTATTTTTTTATCAGTAGATTCAACCTTCAGAGCTGGGCTGCTTCCGTCACCGTACATCAACCAAACATCACCTCCAGCTCCTCTATTTAAATGTAAGGGGCCACTCGCCGTACTTCCACCTCCACGGTAGATGCCATGAAGTTCACCTAAACTCGCATCGACCATTACGCCATAATTGTCATCGTAGACGCCAAAATCACCTTCTACTTCTAAATTAAATTCTGGATCAATTGTACCTACTCCTACATTACCGTCGCCCTTCAAATGTAATCCAATTTGATTTGCAGCGGCTGCATCTTCATAAGATTGAATCCTGAATGTGGAAGCATCATCTGTGGTACTATAATAGTATCTAAAAACAACAGATTTATCATTAGCTGCATCTGTTCCAAAAATAATTTGTTGATATTTCCCATCTGTCGTAGCAGAAGGATTTAAAAAATTAGCTAAGGTGAGATTAGAATCGGCGGCCCCTCTCACAGATAGAAAAGCACCCGGAGTTGTAGCAGCGCCGGGGCCAACACCAATATTGCCTCCATCATGAAGATGAAGACCATAAGTGCCACCATCATCAGTAACTTTTAATCCAGTGCCGTCTGCCGCCCATATTTGATATTTTTTATTAAGGTTGTTAATAGAAACATGTTTTGTGACGGGGTTTAAAGGCGCGCCGCTATAATCACCAATAAATAGCAAATCGGTTATTGCTGGAGGTGCTCCTAAATCTGGATATTGTAGTATTTTGCCCATTTTTAATCTTTGTTGTAGTAGTCTTTAAATTCTAAATTTACACTTAAAACACCATCCACGGCAGACTCAATACTTTCTGAGACTAAATGCCCTGTTGTGCTTAAAAATTCATATCTTGTTATTCCATCACCATCATCGCCCAAACAGTTACCTACGTTATCATTTAAGCATAAATTGCCCGTAACTGCGGGTATATTAGTATTGCCATCTAATGTGTCTTCTTTTCTTCCTAATCGAATTTCAACCCCAATTGTTTGATAATTACCACTACGGATATTATCTATCATATTCGCAGTTTCATAATCATCCATTTCTATTGTTAAATTAGTAGTAATTTCAATGGGATATTCTGTTATTACTTGAGATGGAGTGTAATAACTTTCGTCAGTTTTTTGGTCTAATGTATAAATAGGGACACGATTAATATCGTAAGTTTGGGAAACCGATACAGCTCGATTTGTCCCCGAGCCATTAAAAGTTAAAAATACAGCTTCGTGATTAACGAAACCTAAATTTTGAAGAGGAGCGGTGCCCGAGTAGTCTAATTCACCGTATCTTTCACCGCTCCCCATCTGGCCAAAAACAGCAAACGTTGTCTCTATTGTAGGGACATCTTGAACATCGCAATTTATACTATAACTAGTCAGATAACCAGTATTAAAGCCATAAACTTTTTCAGCTCCATTCATTTCCACATCATATAATAATGTGCCAGAAACGGGAGACTCTCCTGTCAGACCCAAAACCGGATCTTGATAAAGTAAATCTCGAGTCATGGATAACTCGCCACGCAAAGGTTCGGCTATTATTTCACGGATAAACCCTGCGCCTAAAGCTCGAACCTTCTTTTGCCCAACACTATAGCCCGCACTGATATTGCGGATACCCGACACTCCTGTTCGACTAAGAGCGTTATCGCCTCCCAGATAGAAGATTTGTTCATAGCTTGGTGAAGCGTTATTAGCCATTATGGTGTTCTACTTTTTTTACTTAAAGATCCGCCTAAACGTTGTTCTTGTCCAATTACTTCAAGGACCGCAGCTCGAATTCTTTCTGCCATTTCTTTTCCTTTTGTGGCTTGATCCACATTAGATTGTTCACTTGCATTAGCGTTGCCGGCGGACTCAGAGGCTCCTTGACCTCCCCCTCCACTGCCGCCCATGCTAACATTGATGGATATATTGTTAGTATTAGCTCCACTTTGAGCGTTTAATGGCGCAGCGTCAACTCCCCCTCCAGCTTGCATTGTTGGAATAACACCTCCGTTTAAACGACCCATGAATCCAAGACCGTACTTGCGCACCGCCCGATTGTTCATTACAAACTCGCCGCCTGCCATGTAAGCTGGAACACTATCGCGATTGGTAAACCCTGAACCTATATGACCTCCTCTTGCATTTCCCGGCCCCCATCCTTTCCAACTATCAAAAGCAGTTTCGGGCCTACCGGCAACAGCAGATTCAGAGTAAAAAGCTCCACCACTTCCAATATTACGATGCATTGTTTTGTCGCCCGGACCTCCAACAGTAGCGGGATTTTTTGCACCAAATTTTCCTGCTGCCATACCCATTAATTTACCAACCCCCATGCTAGCTACTGTACTCAAGAAAGTAGAAAGTAGTTGTTTCTTTTGGGCCTTTTTTTCAGCCTCCTTCGCTAAACGTTCTCTTTCAGCTTCGCGTGCTTCAGCTAATTCTGGATTATCTGATGCAAGAAAATATCCACTCATTCTGCTGCTGTGCACACTCTCATCTAATCCCATGCTTCCCCCATTAGCGAAACGAGGGAAAGCGCCGAAATTCATTTTATCTAAATTAGCTCTACCAATACCTTTAACGGCCTTACGATTCATTACATACTCGCCCGGCTCTAATAGAGAAGGCACTTTATCGCCCGTTCCAGATCCCGGTACAAATGCACCATTTTGAAGTCCAGAGTTGCGAAATCCGGGGCTTATGCCCATTCCCATCAAACTGGTCAAGTTACTCATTGAAGATTCAAGTGCAGCTCTACGCATCATTTTTAACATATCAATAGCCACTCCTCGCATTGCATCACCAAAACTATCAGCTTTGTCCATTGCACTTTCCATAGCTCCAACCATTCCATCTTTGAAAGCGGTAGGTAAATCTTTGCCTAATTTATTGAAGATTAAATCTGTGTCTTGAAATACTTTATCAAAACCATCTTGTAGTCCTGCTGAAAATTCGGTATTGCGCTTAGCTTCGCGGTTTCCTATCTTTTCATCTAAATTTAATTGTTCTTTTAAGTATTCAATTCTTTTAAGTAGTTGATCGTTATTCCCTTCAACATCTTGATTGTATTGTTGTTCTAATTGATTGATTTCTTTTTGTATAGCACCTTGAGCGCTTCCTGATCCGCCAGCGCCTCCAACAGCAGCGCTTCCTCCTGACGAACCAATACCAGTAAAACCCATTTTTTTCAAATTTTGGTCAATATACATTTGACGAATATCAGAATTGCTGGCACCGCCTGCCAAAGCAGCAGCCGCTCCTGTTACCCTCATCTCTCCTCCTTTATCAAATTCCTTGCCAAGACCTTCTCCTATTATAATAGCACCTAATTTTTCAGTTGCTTCTATTAATTTCTCGTCAGCCCCTATTAAAGCTAAATTAGATTGAATCAAAGTTTTTTGCATCTCAAATTCCATCTTTAAATTAACGTTATCTGCTTTAACGCGAGCTTCATCCATTAGAATTTGTTTTTGTAAAACAGCTCTTTGATCAGCAAATAAACGCGCTGTATTTTGTCGATTTGTTAAACCTCTAGATGCAGCAGGATCTTGAGATCTTTTTTGCATCATGCTTATTTCTTGTTGCAGGCGCATTTGCTCTAACTTATTGAGATTTTCTCTTTCACTCAAAGAAAGCTTTTGGGCTTTTTGTAGATCGCGCTCTTGAACTAAATTTTTCGCTTTTATTTCTTCTATTTTTTGCTCTGCTGAAATAACGGTTCCTTGAGCTGCTATATTTGCTTCTTGAATTTCATAAGCTCTTATAAGCGCGGCTGCAGCATTTCTAAAATCTTGCGCTTTAGGAAGCTCTGTACCTGACTTTGCAAACACTCCCATATTAGGCGCTGCCCTTCTTTGTAACTCACCGGCTATTCCGGGCGCAGAAGGTCGAGGTCCTGTAGTCAACTTTAGCATTTGTGTGGCTTTGGCTGGGTTAGTTAGTAGCGTTTTAGAAATGTCTTCATAAGCTCCTAGTTCAGCACTTCCTTGAGGGAAAGCTTTGTCAAAAGCAGTACGTAAACTTTTTTGTTGAGTTATACCAAATTTCTGACGAGTAGCTCTATTATCTAAAACTCTCTGTCTATTAGTTGCGTCTGCTCTGAACCTTGTTGCTCCCACTTGATCTCCTACTACATTTCTAATGTCTGAGCCAATTTTAGATAAAGCACTATTTAGAGTTTTGAAAGCATCTTTAAATTTCGCTATTGGGGTATCTTTTATAGCATTTATAGAAACATCTAAGTCTTTATTAATTGCTGTAAAGCTTGTTTCAAGTTGTTTGACGAGTTTGTATTGCTTGTCGCTTGCATCCTCTGCTGCTTTTGCTTCTGCTGCTGCTCTCATAACACCAATCATAATATTTTCCATATCGCCAAGTGACTCAACAAAAGCGTCACCCTTGAAAAGAGATGCAACTCTCTGAAATACGTTACTCTTAGCCTCCCCCGGCTTACTCTTAAAAAGTTTTTCGTCCAGAAACATATCATCGAATATGTCTTCTCGAAGCTCAAGAAATTTCCTAGTTAAGTCATATACATCATTTGGTGATTCTTTAACACCACGAGCTATTGTTGAGATCTCTTTAGCTTCCTCTGCATTAAAATCTAATATTTCAAAAAAGTCTTTAAATTCATCGACGAATGCCGTTTGAGTTTTTTTGCCATAACCGGCTACGGTAAGGGCTTTATTTTTGCGCAATATACCTTCCTCTGTTGTAGGCTGATTTAGATCAGACGTAAGGGCCATCATATTGTTTCCCTTGCCTAATACTCGATCTTGAAAGCCAAACTTATTTGCTGCCCTGATGGTTTGACGACCTGTACGTTCAGCCACAACTCCGCTCGTAAATGACTTCAACGCAACAGTCATCTCATCTACATTGGTGCCTGCCGCTTTAAAATTCTTTTCCAGTTGTGTGCCTTTGATTTTTTCAAAATTATCTTTTAGTGCTATTTGTGCTGCTTTGAGTGCGTCTGCTGAAGTAGGATTATTAATTTCTTCTTGAGCTTTGATAATATTTTGGGCCGCGCTATTCTGCTCTTTGGAAGTTTTTTCAAACTCAGTAAATTCTGCTTCAAGTTCATCCATTCTTGCGCCTACCCTTAAGCTTGAAACCGCAAGACTGCCAAGGGCTCCTACAGCAGCTCCAGCAGCAGCGCCCCATGGACCAGCCAACATACCAATAGCAGCTCCAGTACCCGCCATATTCATTGCCCCGGTCGTATCACGACTAAATCCGGCCTGCTCCATTGCGCCAGCAGCCATAGGAAGCCCCATTGAAAGCCCCATGCCAACCGCCATTCCTCCCATACCTCCCATACCACCTCCGGCAGAGCTAGGTTTTTTCCCAGCAATTGCCATAGCTGAGGATGTGGTTTTAACTCTGGCCTGTAATGTAGTTAATGCCGCTCCACTTTTGCCTGCAGCCGACCCTAAACGCTGAGTAGCTCTCATCGCTTGGGTTTCAGTTATTTCTTTTTTAGATAACTTTAAAGCCACTTTATCTAGTATTCTCTGGAATCTGGTGAAACCATTATTTAGGCCGGCTAATTGCTTATTAGTTTTTCCTACTACTCCACTAACATCTACTCCCATAGGATCAACATAATTAGGAACGTAACCTCTTGAAGCTCCAACTACATCTGCCAAACCTCTAGGCTCATCGCGCGTATTTGTAACGCCTAGACCAGCAGGATTATTAGGGCCGGCCAATCTACTTGATCGTCCTACCCGAATAGATCCCATAGGAACTCCAGCGGCTAATTCTCTTTCTACGGAATCTCCAAGTGCGGCGAAGTTAGGCACATAACCTCTAGCAGCCGCTCCCATGGTAATAGGTAGAGACTTACCGAAGTTCTTCATAATTTGTTCGGTAATTTTTGTTCTGTTGCCTGATGACCAGCTTGACTTGGCATCTGCGTGTGTTGCATTTACTGCTGTACCAGTTATACCAAAAAGATCTTCAGCATTTTTACCTGCTTTGCCTGACAATAATATATCTAAAGTGGAACTATTTTGTTTTCCCTTCTCGTATTGTTGGCCTACTAATCTGTCTACAACAGCTTCAAAAAGTGCACCCTTGAACGCGCCCATCGCACCAGCCCCACCTTCTTTTAAAAATGAACCTTCTACTTTCTTTTTATTAACCGGTCTGCCACTATGAAGCGCGGGACTGTAAGCCATGATTACATTTTCAGCAGCTATACGTAATGAGTCATCTAAAATATCTT